TTTCACCTGTCAGAGTGGTTGTTCCAGTAGTTGCACTGTAAGTTCCACCATCATAAATATAAATGCTTCTTGCAGTTATACTACCAGTTCCGCCATCTAATATGCCATAAACAGAAACGTCGCCATTTATAGTAACACCAGAAACACCACCATCAAAAGTAGCACCTGCACCAACATATAAATCATTGGTTATTGTCGGCAGATTAGAAATATAAACATCTGTTCCTGCACCTGAGATTTCAACATCATAGTAAGTCGTTCCTGAACCTCCCCAGATAGTCTCGCATCCTGGAGATAGTGTCAGCTTTCCATTGCTGTGCGTGAATGTGCCGCCGTTCTGGAATACTCTGCCTGCTGCTGACTCATTATCACAGATTAACTCATTTCCGTTTAAGTCCAGCTCTCCGCCTGAGTTAATCCATACCGAGCCTGTTGTTTCCTGAGCTTGGTCTATTGTGATTGTATCTCCGTCAAGTATGGTTGCGTCGTCTCCTGTACCTGGTGCTGTTCCACCATCCCAGCTTGCACCATCACTCCAGTCTCCGCCGCCAGTTCCATTACTATTTATTGCTGCCATAAAAATTACCTTTTAATATTATATAACTGTCACTATGGTTAACTCTTTGATTTTGCGAATATTAAAACATTAGCTCCTGTTTCTGCTGTGTCTGCTGAGCCTGTTATAGCTATCCATTTAACATCAGTCACTTCAAAAGACTTTCCTGTTGATGTTCCAGATACTACTGTTTCTGGGTCTCCTATCCTAAACCAACTAACGCCCTGAGCTATTGCTGTAGTTAATGGGTCTGTTGTTCTTGCTCCGCTTGCTATGCTTCCCCATACTTGATAGTTTGCTGAGCCTGTTGGCAAAGCTGTTGCGAAGTTAAGTGTTATACTATCGAAATCTATAACATTTAATCCTGATACTAAAGTCGTTTGATTGCTTCCTATGTTTAAATCTGTGGCTTGAAGCTCTTTTACATTTTGCCTTCCGTTGTTTACTGAATATTCTGTCTGTACATATGCCATAATCATTACCTCCTTTAATAAATTAAAAAAGAGGGCTATGCCCCCAAATTTAATGAATGTATACGAATATTGTTCCTTCTGAACCTGCGTTGCCTATAGCTGTTCCTGCTTTGTAACCTACTTCATTTATCTGTGCTGGTGAACCTGCAAATGCTACTACACAATTTAATGCTGTTCCAGCTCCTACTCGGACTGGTGTTCCTGCTGTTATTGTGCCTTCAGCTATAAATGGTGCAATTCCGTTCACTAATATCTCAGGATTGCTTGGGCTTCCTGTTGTTGCAACGCAATATCCAAGTGGATTTGGACAGCTTGCCCATGCTGGTACTGCATAATCTTTTGAACCTGCAACCCACATTCCTCCTGATATTGTAGCTATTGCAGTAAGGTTGTTTATGACTATACCTTCTTTAAATGGTGAGCCAGTTATGAACTTTACAGAATTTGTTGTTGTAATATCTGCTGATGAATGAACACCTGCTGATACAACAGAACCTGTAGCTGATAAATTCGATGTTGTAGATAGTACATCTGAAAATGTTGCTCCGCTTGCTACAACTGAACCTGCCGCAAATATATTACTTGTAGTAACAACGCTTCCAGTAAGCCATACATTTGATACTTGTGAGCCGGGCTGACCAAGTTCTTCTCCACCTAATCCGTCTCTCATGTTTGTTCCTTGTGCCATCTTAATCTTCCTCCTGTAGTTTAATTAAGACAATTAAGATGTTATTATCTTATAGATTGCTTTTGCTCTTAGTTGCCTTACTTTTATTCTTTGTGTTACTACTGCTCCACTCATATCGAATGCTGTATCGTCGTAGTTTTCTACAGTAATTGGTCTCTTTTCAGCCATAACAAATGCGTGATTTCTGTCGATTACATAAGCGTATTTTGCGTATGTTGTGCTTGGTGCTACATTTGTGCTAAATTGCCAGAACTTCAAACCAAAGTATATACCTACATAACCTGTTTCAATCATTTCTCTTGTACCTAATTTGTTTGCTTCTACAAATGTATCGATGTTTCTTAGGTCGTTAAAGAATTCATATCCACATAGTATGTCTGTTGGTGTATAATCTGCGTTTTCAAGTGTTAGCATTGCTGTTGTTATGTCTGAAATTGCTGCTGTTGAACCGCCTGTGTGGTTTGAATTTGCATTATCTAAAGCGTCTGCAATTATCAGATTGTCTTCATTTTCTGCGAATTCTCTACCTGCTACTTTTAAAGCGTGTTCCATTAAATTCCATTTACCATCTTCAAGCATTTCTTTTGTTGCTAAAATTCTAACTGCGTATTTTACTGGCTTTAAATTAAAGCTTGTATAGTCTGGTGCGTCAAGTGGAATTGCTGCTCCTTCAGCTACCATATAAACTCTCATTGAATCTGGTGTTACTAAGTTTATATCAACTGAACTTCCTGGTATTCCTGATGGTCCTATTACAAAAGCTGCTAACTGTCTACCAATTAGTTTCTTCATAACTGCTTCGATTAGTGTATCGTATATTTTCTTTTGAATCAACAAGGAACCTTCTGAACCTGCTGCTCCAATTCCTGTGTTTAATAAGCTTCCGTGTGCTGCATAATCTGTCATTTTATTCTCCTCCTTATAAATTCAAGTGCAATATTGCGAAGTAGTTTGCTCCAGATGCGTTTGTGTTATAAGCTTGTCCAATTATGTCTGCTCCTGCTACTGAACCTGTTGCTGCGTTTGCAATACAACCCTCTCCTGCACTTGCGTATGTACATGCTTGGTTTGTTGCTACTGTAACATCTCCATTGCATGGTACGATAAAGTCTCCTTTTCTTGCTAAGGCTACAACACTGCTTGTACCAGAAGATACTGTATGCATTGCTAAACCGATAGGTTTTGATGTTCCTGAACCGCCTGGTGTTGCTTGTATCATGTTATCATTGAATACTCGTTGTCCGCCTGATAAACTTAGTGTACTTTGATTGCTGTGTGAACCTGCAACGAACCACCAACCAGCTGAACCTGCTCCATAAGCATGTGCTGAAATAATATCTGTTGGTCTGTCGTTAATGATTCCTATAAATCCTGCTGATGTGCTTGCCATTTAAATCACCCTATTACTCCAAATGAAACTCCGTTTCTTGTTCTTTCTAAAACTCCAAAATCTCCTGTTTCATATCTTAATAATTCATTTATTTTTGTATTTTCTTGTGGTTGTGTTTCTGTTAATACTTTGCTCTTTCTTGTGTTCAACTGTTCTTCAAGTCTTTTTATTCTTTTGTTAAGAGCTTCTTCTTTTTTCTTTCCCATGTCTCCTGGTGCTCCTGAATCTACACCTGGAACTGATTTCTTAACTTTATTTAGTTCGTCTTCTGTTGGCTGTTCGTTTGATGTGTCAGCCTCTTCAGGTTTCTTTTCGTCCTCGTCCTCTGGTGCCTGCTCTTGTGGTGGTGCTGGTGCTGGTGCGTTGTTAGATTGAAGCATATTAATAATTTGGTCTAATTTTGCTGCTAACAACTGCACTGGGTCTTGCTGTGGTGCTGCGGCAGGTGCCTGAGGAGCTGGTTCTTGTTCTCTTAAATTCATTTTATTCTCCTCCTTTAATTTTTCTGACGCCGAGATTTCTGTTCCCGATACGCCAGGAACTGGCACGATGCTTAGTTCTTGATAATGAATACCTCGTGCCTCATCAATATCATCATCTTCACTTTCTTTAACCATTTGGTCTGCTATTGCTCCTATAGAAACTTCCTTAAGCCTACCATCGTTAATCATTTCTTTAATTTTTTCGTCCATAATTAATCCTTTTCCAAGAACTGCTTTATCTTCTTCTGAGAAATAGCTGTTTGTTATTGTTCCTATAACATTATCGCATTTAGCTTCATGGTCTTTTAGAATTGGACGACCTTCTAATTCATGTGCTGTTTTCTTTAATTCTTTAGCTGTGTATTTTACCTTATTCTTGGAAACTCCTTCTCTTACTGCTACAAATGTTATCGGCATTTTCATAGAATCACTCTGATATTTCTATTTTTGCACTCAACTTAATTGGTGCGTTCTCTGCTACAATTATCTTTCCGTCTTCTGTCTTTTTGCAGTCTTCTTTGCCCCCACCTGGACCTTTACCTTGTCCATGGTCTGGCTTACCTGAACCGTCTCTTTCGTGTCCGCCTGGTCCGGATTCTTCTTCTGTTGGCCACTTTCCAGTTGCCTTTTTATGAACTGATGCACAGTATGCCTCTGGGTCTTCTTTGTCTTTGTTTTTGCTGACACAGTCTGCGAAATCAGTATATTCTGCGAATGGCATTTTATCACCTTATTTTATTAGTTAAACGGATATATTCTAAATGTTGTCTTACTCTATTTGTGGTTACGTTTTTACCAAAGATATTTTTCTTATGAAGTTTAGAGCCTTCTATAGCTGCTCTTGTACCGAATAATCCGTTTTCAATACCTTGTAGATTTGGATTGTTTGTTCCGCCACTTCCTGTGTAGTCATTCCATCTTCCCATGACTACAACACTTTCTTGGTCTAAAACATCTTTTCCAGAATTGCATTCGTGAACATAATCAGAACTATTATCATCAGCCATAACACGCTGTTGGCAGCGTGGGCATATAAACATAACCATGATAATATTTGGTTAAACCTTTATATATCACTTTCTATGGATTGTTTGTGTATTATCCATATAAAATTAATTGAAAATTCCTGCGAATGTGCATCTACAATTCACGTGAGGAACCATTCTTTCACGTGCTTTCTCAATACTCATTACTTGTCCATTAAGTGGTGAGCATATTTCACATGTTCTATTGTCTTCTATTGTGACCCATCTTACAGATTTTACTCCAGCTTCTTCTAAATCGTCAAGATAAGCTTCATTTGTTGCTCTTACACTTTCTGTTCTTGCTATCATGGTTGCTCTGTTTTTATCTTTTACTACTGGCTCTATTCTGTCTCTTAATTGATTAATTGTATTCCCTTTCTCAAATCCATTCATTAAAATACTTCTTATAGAATTCTTTTGTGATTCATTAGCATCCATATCTGAGAATGTAGCTCTCTTTAGATATTTTAATATCTTATCCATTATAGGATTTGGGTTTCTTCCTGTCCATTCAGTAATAGAAAAATCTTCGTTTATAGTTTCAATTATGTTTTTTTTTAAACTTGCTGTGAATGGTAATTCTTTTGGTTCTTTAGTTTTCTGATGAACTTTAGGTTCGCTCTTATCAAATATGTTTTTATCAAACGGACTTGTTTGCTTAAATGGATTAGAGTTTATTGGATTGCTATACATCTGTTGAAATGGATTTTGATTAGCAAATTCATTAGTGGACATTTCTTCTAATTCTCCTACTTCTACATCTACTTCTAATAATCTTGCTAATCTTTCGTATAATGCTTTCTTCATACTTGGCAGTGTAATAGTATTACTCATTAATAGAATTTGTATTTTTTCTATTTCTCTCCATTTGTCGCTTTTAGTCTGCGGCTCCCATTCAAATTCTAATTCAAAATCTGAATATCCTAAATTCTCTAAATATGGTCTGAATATTTTATCTTCAAATCCTGCTTCTAAATCTAATCTAATAGAATTAATACGTCTTGAATATGCTTCTAATTGAACTGTAGCTAATCCTTCGTTTATATTTCCTTTACCTAATAAAACAATAGGAACTTCTGTTCCATATACTATTTGATTTTCTATATGGTTGTTTATCTCATCAAACTTTGGCAATTTACTTGCTATGTCTATTGCGTTTATTTCTACGTTTTTGCTTGTTACCCATTCTGTTGTAGCTGTTATGTGTTGAAGGTCTGCTGCGAAGCTTTGAATATCTTCGTCTCTTGCTGGAGAATCTTCGTCACCTAACTTAAAGTGAAATGGAACATTAGCTTTTCTTCTCATTAAGTCTACCATTATTTTTTCCATTTGAAGCTTAGACTCGCATATATCTTTCATAGGAGCTATTATCGGATAGCCATAAGCACAGTCTCCTAATACATTATATTTAAAGTGTGCTATTTGATTTGTTTCTTCTTCGTCATTTAAATTCCATCTTATTGGCTGTCCTCCAGGAACTACTTGAGTATATTCAAGAACTTCACCATAGGGGTCTCGTCTTACAAACATTACAATAGGATTTAATATTTTAATATCTGTAAATCCTCCTACTATTTCAATATATGAATTGCCGAATAAAATTATATTTTTAACAATATCTCTTAAGACTATATCAAACTTTTTATCTTTGCAGAATTGTTCGCATTCTATTTCTACTTGTGGGTCGTTGCTTTTAATTTTAAAGTCTGAACCTGTAATAGAATCTATTGTTTTATTAATTGCTGCGAATATAATTGGAACTCTCTTATACATCTCTTCTATTGTTTTTAAATCTATTGGATGTGGTTCTCCAAATATATTTCGATAGAAAGAGCTCTCACTAAATAACTTACCTTTACCTTTAAGTAAAGGAGTTTTTGCCCACCTTATTGGTTTAGGCTTGAATGGATTAACTGCTGGTTTTGGACTAAGCCAGCCATCGAATAGTCCCATAATTATGAGTAATAATATATTAATTTTAGTTTATATATCATTTTCTGTAGGGTGTTTGTGTATTATCCATATCTTTTTGCTCCGCCTTTTATTGTAAATCTTGAGCTTCCTACTTCAGCTACACTTAACATTAGAGAATCTGCGAAGTCTGGACTCTTGTCTGGTATTTTCATTCCTTTTCGGTCTGTTTCTCCAGGCTGTAATATTTTAATTTTTTCTCCGCTTGATTTAGTATATTTAAGACTTGTTAATTCTTTTATTAATGTTGGATGGTTTGGTATGCTTATTCGCCCTTCTTCAAATAATGTTCTTAAATACCAAAATAATTGAGCTTTTAAATTTATAAATCTCCATGGTTCTCTTAATGGTCTTGAACCTACTTTTATTCCTGCACATTGATAGTTGTCTTCTTTTAATCTGTCATATACTCCTTTCCCTACACCTGTTGCGTCTACTTTAATAAATCCGCTATTCTCTGAGTGAATGTATTTAACTTCTCCTACTGTGGCCATTGTGTCGCCTTTATGCCAGCTTGATATTCTTGTTACTAAAAACTCTTTTCGGTGTGTTTCTGCTATACAAGTTGCCACACTTAAATCATTTCCTGCTTCAGCTACATCTAATCCTATATATCTATGTTCTATTGCAAAATCTCCAAAGTCTTTATCTATTGCATTTTTTATCCAAGCATAACTGATTAATTGGTCTTCTGACTCTTCTGGAAAGTCAGCGTCATAAAGTATAGTAAACTCAAGTGGTGTTAATTGACTTCGCTGTTCTTCTATAAAAGACTCAGTAGCACGTCCTTCTTTTAGTGCTGTTTTCCACCCTATATGTAAATGATAATAATTTGGGTCTATCCAGTGCTCAAACATGTGATTATCTCTACTAAATGGATTGCCTATCTCTATCAGTTTAGCATCTGGGTTATCACCTAACATACGACTTATTCTTAATCTCCATACATCGTCTGATATAAGACATGATTCGTCCATTACAAGAAGGTCTGCACCAAAACCCATAATTCTCTGTCCTGTTCCTTCTGCTGATAGAATACGCAGCTCGCAGCCGTTTTTGAATGTTATACGTTTTTGAGATACTTGTTTCTTTAGTTTTTCTATTCCTTTGACATCTAAATCTACTACATTATATAATCCGTCTGGTAAAATAGTAAAGAATCGTCCTATATATTCCATTATAATTCTGCTCTGGTCTTGAGTTGCTGATACTATAGCTATTTTCTTACTTGAGTTTTTTGGCTGTTTGAGTATATACATTACTACACCAATAGCTACGCTCATGCTTTTGCCGTATCTGGTCATGGCTGAGATAACTGTTCTTTTATATTTCTCTTCATCTATTAAAATTGAATCTATTATCTTTTCCTGCATTGGTGTTAAATCTATATTGAATATGTCTTTTACTTCATATCTATGATTTCCTTTTGCTATCTCTTCTCTTCGTCTCTGTTTCAAGTAGTTCAAATCGTTTTTCTTCTCCTTCTCTAAGTATTTTACCATAAGAATCCCATGTTAAATTATTTGTTGTTTGGGTGATGTTAATATCTTGTTTGCCTACTCCTATCATTAGCATTAATCTGTCCTGTATTTTGATTACTTGAGCTAATGCTCTTACTGAATTGGTTAGTTTAAATCGTTTCCATGCTTCTTGTTCTGCTTTCTTTAAAGTAGCCCATATTTCAGCTTTTCTTTCATCGTTAAAGTTTATGTCATTCTGTGCGTCTT